TTATCCTTCTGGAACTGTGGGATGATTTGATGTAGTGCAACGATTGCTTCATTCAATGGTGTGCCTGATAAATTTAATCTGGCTGGAACATTGTAGAATGTATAACAACGATTATTAAACTTACACCCAAGTCTCCAGATGTTGATCATTTGTTTTTCTAGAGTCTTAGCATTTACTTTACTTGTCAACATGTTAAGTAGAGCAAATCTATTATCAACATAGAGTTCATGTTCTAATCTTTCACAATGCTCTTTTGGTTCAGAATATTGAAAAATATATCTTTGCTCTTCAGCACTCCAGTAACGATCTCCTCTTTCATTCCATTCATTAGTGAAAGCATAAACCTCAAATGGAATTTGAACTTTTCTACAGAACCAGATCAGATTGAATAACTGTCTTAGAGTATCTTCCATGATGTGGTTCATAGAACCAGACCAATCAAGTATGAATAGAAGGCCATGATTCTTACCATCAGGAACAATAGTTACTTTCTTGAATAGATCCTCATTGAACTTGTATGTGTGAAGTTTTGCTGTATCAAGAACACCAGTGCGAGCAGTAGATGAACGAGAGTATGCATCAGCAGATTTCTTACACTCAAACTCTTTTACTAAGTAAGATACTTCTTTCTTTGCACTATTCTTGAATGCATAGAAGTCTTTATCTACTTCCTCAAAGATTGCCTTAAGTTCTATTTCTTCAAACTCACCAGTTCTATTGTTGTAATGAGTGGTTGTTTTCCTTTGTGATAGAACTTCATCATTGTATCTCTTCTCATCTTCTCCAAAAGATTCATCTATGTAATTATGAACCTCCTCATTATCAGCAATGATAGTATCAAGATTAACTTGAGGAATACCAACATATACATGATTCTTACCACCTGTATTGATAAGTTCTCTAATATTCTCTTCCAACTTCTCAGCAGTTCTAACCCCCACCTCTTTGTCTAATGATCCAGTGGCTCCTTTCAATCCACCAACTTCTGTTGATCCCTGATCCCAAGGTTGATTTGGATCTATAGTTAACTGATCAGGTGTCTCTTCTACTGGATCTTCTTCATCACTCTCACCTTTACCTTTACCTTTACCTTGACCCTCTCCTTCACCATCACCATCACCTTTACCGTTACCACTCTGCATCTCTAACTCTACCAACTTTTCATCATCATCAGGTTTTGCATCTTCACCCTTTCTATCCATCTCTTCTTCACAGTAGTCATTAAGAACCTTTGCAGCATAAAGTGTATCATCAAATGTCTCAGCAGCCTCAATCAAATCACGAATCTTTATCTCTTCCTCTGTAAAACTAATGTCAATAAATCTACCAATCTTGAAGAATAAGTTGATACGATCTGCAAGATTCATCTCATCGATGTCAAGATCTTTTACACTAAAGAAATCCTGAGAATGTAACTCACTGTATCCATTAAAGAATGTTTTTGCAATACCAAGATACTTACGCTTCATCAACTTCTCAACACGAGCATCTTCAACTACATTCACAACACCTTGTGGAACTTTTACTTTTTTTGTCCAATCTTCATTAGGAGTGAAGAGTGCGTGTGATACTTCGTGACCAACAAGCATATCATATACTGAGTTGGTTGCTTTCTCCCATAGTGGCAATGTTAGAACACGAGTTTCGACGTTGAATGATGCGGTCTCAACTTGCTTATGTTCTACAATTAGATCTTCAGTTGCAAGTAGTTTGGCAAGGGTTGATTTGATTTCTTGTAATGACATCTGTGTTTCTCTGTATATGGCCATAATACTGCAAATCCACCTTGCGAGGGTGGATAGTGTGCAACTTTTTTAAGTGTCTAAGCCTGGCCTTTGCCTGTCGCAGGGCCTGTGGTTTCAGAGTTCGTTTCTGTTCTTTTTTTGAGTGATGTTGCCAATTAGGGATGTTCATCGGTCTGCACAGTATCGAGAATATTTATCATAGGAACCCATCCGATACTCATCATCATGGATATATCAGCTACATTATCATCAACTTCACCAGGTGTAAACTCTTTCACTGGTAAATCACCCTGACCAAACTTTTCTGCTAAACTCTTAACTGGAACTGACTCACCATATCCTATGGGAACAGGGCCTGTAAGTGTGCTAGGAGCAAGAAATCTTATGGCAGTGCAGACATCTTGAACGTGAATCCAATCTCTTTTATGATTTGTTACATAAGTTGCCTTTTTATCTCTGAGTAACCCATACATCATATTATCTCTAGTATCGGGGCCATAGACCGTTGTGAACCTCATTCCGACTGAATTAGGAGGAGCCATTTGCTCATTGACCCACTTACTCATAGCATATGGGTTCTCCCAATAATTACCTTCCACTGCACTTGATGATGCATATAGTAATCGAGTATCTGTTTCTCTACACCAATCAAACAATGGTTTTGCTTTGACTACGTTGTTAATGTAGTATGCATCTGGAGATGCTATACTCTCACGGATGTCTGCCCATGCAGCAAGATGAATGACTAGATCAAAGTCACCACCCTTAAAACTTGATACGCAATCAGGATGATCTATACCACGAACATGTGCATATCCGAGTTCTCTTCTCCAGTCAGCAAAAACATGCCGACCAATAAATCCTTTGTGCCCTGTAATTAATACTTTCATGTCACTGGCCAATCAATAACTTTTCTAATTTGTTCATTATACTTCCACACTTCTTTGAGCATGTCAGCATTTACACCACGAGATTCCATCTGAACAATCAATGAGTTCAGATCTTTAGGGAAGCACGTTCCACCAAATCCTCGATCATTATCTATACCTGGTACTTTGGTGTGTGATTTTCCGATGCGACTATCTGCAGTTACACCTTCACATACTGTATCATAATCCATTCCAACTGCTTTACATAAGTCATATATCTTATTGAAGTATGCTACTTTATAGGCAAGGAATGTATTGGAAAAATATTTGATCGCTTCACTCTCATCCGAGGAGGTAACGATACTTGGGATATTAGGAAAACATTGCTTAAAAAGATCAAGGAAATCATTGCATAATTCAACCTCTCCACCGATAATATTTCTTTCCGAGTTAGCAAAATCTTGGATTGCATTTCTAGCTGTAAGAAATTCTGGGTTGTGAATTACATTATGACGTTCTAGATATTTCTTTGTTGTTCCAACGGGAACTGTTGATTTGATTATAAACGTTCCTGTTATATGATCTGGCAACTCTTCAAAAAACCTGTCTAGTATTGATAGGTCACACTCTCCACCATATCTCATTGGAGTGGGTAAACATACAAATATAAATTTCTGTTCTATAACCTCACTCAGTGTATTGAGTGATCTATTTTTATCCGTGTCATATACTTTACACGGTGTCTTGTCTCTAAAGTTCTGGTAAACTGCGTTACCAACAAAACCATTACCAACAATTCCAATCATGAGATAATCCTACTGAATCCTTTATGTTTTTCAAATCGAATGTGATCTTCAAACTTGTCTTCCAATCCACTCTTGTGAGATATGATAAAGATGTTTGCATCCTTAATAACATATCTGATGATCTTTAAAAATTCTTCTGTTCCTGTGGCATCTAATGAACTATCAAATACCTCATCAAGTATCATCAAGTTAGTTGCTACTGAATTTTTAAACTTAGCAACTTCCCTCCATGTAAAGAGAAGTGCTAAGTCGATTCGTTGTTTCTCTCCTTCACTAAAGGAACTGTATGAAAAATCCTCATGTATTGGGGATTCAATGGTTTCATTAAACTCCTCATCAAGAGTAAAGTTTATGTAAAAATCCATCATCTGTAGATAACGGTTTACTTGCTGATTTATCAGTGGTAGATACTTCTTGATAATTTTAGTTTTAACACCACCATCTTTTAGTAGTTCGTAAGTAAAGTTGTAGTATTTGATTGTATCGTTATAGGTAGCTAATGACTCATAGGTTTCCTCTAAGGTTGACTTGAACTTTTCTAACTTATTATGCTCAGTATTTCTGTTTTTAAGTTGTTCGGTAAGTGTTTGAATTTCACTTTCCAAATCTCGCTGTTGTCGTTGACTGTTAGCGATGAGAGTATTGTTTTTAGAAATGCCATGCGTAAGTTTAGTAATCTCCTTTGATAGTGTGGTAAATTGACGTTCCCTTTCTTGTTCTTTTTTTATTGTCTGTTCTAGTTCTTGATAACCAGACTGCAACTCTTTTGCTTTTAATTGAACGTCTTCAATTTTATTTAAGCGAAACGATTCTTCTATGGGCTGGGTGCATGTAGGGCATGTTACATTATCTGTAAAAAACTTATGTTCCTTAGTAATGGTTGTTACTTTATTGGATATCTGACCCTTGTAATTGTTAAGTTTCGCTAACGTATCACTTCCATATCCTAACTTTTCCTGATCCTCTGTGAGACCATAAACCAGATCATCTGAATGCTCATTCTCCATAATGTAAACACAAATATCATCACCAAGTGCATCCATCTTCTTCCGTTTCTTTTTAATTCTCTCGTTACTATTAGTCTCTAATTCTTTAATAAAGTTCTCCTGCATTGACACTTTATCATTAAGTGATTCTTTCTTTAGAGTTAAAGTTTTGATATCATCTCTAGCTAATCGGATCTTATCTCTGATAACATTATTCATTGCAGTAAAGATACGAATATCGAGAAGATCCTCTATCACATCTCTACGATTAGGCCCAGACAACTGCATAAATGGTATGAACGTGCTACTACCCAATATCACTATCTGAGTAAAAGACTTATAATTCATCTTCACTACGTTCTGTTCCAACCACTTCTGCTGTTCATTAGCATTGTGGGATTGATCTAGGAGTTTATCGTTTCTCCATATCTCAAATATATTTGGTTTAATTCCTCTTATAATTTTCCAATCAGTGCTACCTATAGAAAACTCTACCTCAACTCTACAATCTTTCTCATTAGTAGAATTAAGTAACTGTGATCTGTTAATTTTACGATATGGTTTGGAAAACAACACAAAAGTGAGAGCATCCAACACAGTGCTCTTACCTGCACCATTATTACCAGAAATTAAAACCGTAGACTTTTCTTGAAAATCTAATTCGATATATTGATTACCAGTGCTTAAGAAGTTTTTCCAACGTATCTTTTCAAATAAAATCATTAGGTTTAGATGTTCTAGGTGGGAATACGATGTCATTTGGAGTTATGACAGTAAATTCGTATCCATGTGTTTCACAGACTGACATCATCATGTCAGGGTCAACCTCCATAACGTGCATGTCGGGAAATGATTCTTCTTCCAATAACATGGCATAACGATCTGCATCGTCTTTCTCTTCAAAAAGATATAGAACATGATCTCCCTCACTATTCTGAACAGAGTATGCTCCATCTTTTTCTTTGCCATCTATTGTTAGTATAAACATTACACTAACTCGCAGGCCTCTTGGTAAACGTCTGATATCATAGTCTGGATTCTAGATTTTTCAAGATCTATTTCAGACTCCTCTACATATCTGTTTAAGATAGAAAGAGTATTCTCAGATTCAAATGCTTCAAAATCCTCATTATCAATAAGTTGAAAGTTTTCAACTATCTTGAGTTCAAATACATTAGAATTATATAACTTATCAACGAATCGCTCAAACTTAGTCTGATCGGTTTTCTTTCTTACGATAAGCTTTACTATCTTATCATCATATTTTCGAGTGTCAAATGTTTGATGATTAGTATCCTCATAGTAAATATTATAGAACATTTTGTAAGGATTATCAATAGGTGTATGTTCTAATGTTTCAGTATCAAAAATATGGAAACCACGAGTGTCTGATAGATCATTCCAATACATCTCATATGGATTGCCTAGGTAAAAAACTTTACCATCATCAGACCTTGTATGATAGTGACCAGAATAAACTCGGTCAAACTTATCAAATAGTTTCACATCTGTTCCTTGATCCATTACAAAACCACGATGAATTCTAAATCCCTTGAACTCAAGGTGGCCCATCACACATTTTGATTTTGATTTATCAATGGCATCTAATGTCATCTTCTCATTCTCAGAGTTAATCCAAGGAACAAGTAAGATGTTTAGATTATCAATCTTGATATCAGTTGCTTCAGAATATATTTTGACATTATCATATTCACGCAACAGTAAATCTACTGCGTTTACATCATTTGTATTCTTATAGTATGCAGTATGATTTCCAACTATAGTATGAATATCACAACCCATCTTCTCTAGACGATCATAATAATTATTCTTTGCCCAAGCAAGAGATGAGAAATCAACTCCCTTACGACTATCAAAGGTGTCTCCCATATCAACTATGGTTGTGATACCTTCTTTTTCTAGGGTAGGAAAGAATACATCATTATAAAATTTTAAAAAGTAATCATGAAAATGCTTTGAGTTTTTACGACACCCAAAATGCTGATCCGTAATAATTGCTATCTTCATTAATATCTTAATTTAGAATGAACTGCATCCTTAATTTGATTATAGTCAGAAGATTCTGCACCTTCATCTCCGTGGAAAACTTCATCATATCCAGATCTCTCTAAGATTTTATTTTTAATTTCAAGTTGTCTTTTCTCTCTTTGTATTCTGCGGAGAAATGCATAATGTATAATCTGCGTAAAGTAAGCAAAAGGATTCTTGGATTTCTCAGGATTAAAATTATGTATGTATTGAACGCAATTTTCGATTCCATCTGAGATCATATCCTCCTTAAACATATAGTTTACAAAGTTTGGTTTGAATGATAGGTGATTGGCAATTTTTAGGAAACAGTCACCAATATATCTTGGGATAACTGGTTTCTGTTTATCCTGTATCTTTGCTATTTCAACATCTTCACGATATCTAATTAATGCAGCAAGAAATTCTTTATTGTTGACATAGTGTTCCGACCTTTTTCGTTTTGCCATAGTGCCTGTTTTGATCATAAGTCTTTATCACTATTATGTAGATAGTATAACACTTTTATAGACAGTTGACAAGTTATCGCAAATCAGTTACAATAACCTTTGTGGAGGTTCAAAGGAAATATATTAGCTCTTATTATTATTAGATTTATAGAGTTTCTCTAGAATATCTTTAGCATCTCTTACGTTAGATATATACCCCATTTTTCTACTTAATTTAGGTTCACCATTTCTCATTTTACTTGAATCTGCAACAAATTGTTGAAACATAGAGATCATATGAACATCATTTGATTCTGATATGGTTAATACATCTGACATATTAATAATAAACATATCTTCTTTAGTAGTCTTTAACCACGGTTCAACTTTATATCCAACTAAACCACCCTTTGATTTTACTTCTGTTGCCATTACGGGATTTGATAAAATGAGCATCGTGCGATCTTCTTCTTCAGATGCTGATACTTTAGCGAAGATTTCTTCACCATTCTTAAATTTAATTGTTGCGTAAAAATCGTCTTCCATCTTACTCCTTTAATTGTATTGTAATGATGTCATAATTAAAATTCTCTTCATTGTATACTTTGATTCTTTCAATAAGATGATTTAGTGTATAGTTTTTTCTTGCCTTATGAGAGCAGTCATCAGAGATGTCGTATAGAATAGCTTTGGTTTTGTTAGTTCCTTTTCGGAGTACTCTTCCAATGCTCTGGAGGTTTCTAATCCTAGACTTTGAAGGAGAGGCAAAAACAATGTTATGGAGGTTTTTGATATTGATTCCAGTTGAAAACGTTCCATAGGATGCTATAATAATTGCGTCTATTTCTCTTTCAGTAATTTCACGGATAGCCTCTCTTTCTTCAGCGTCAACTCCACCGTGAACAAAGAAAACCTTACGATGTTCTTCCTTATCATTATTTATTAAGTCATATATCACTGCACCATGAGTTTGCACTCTACTATACAATACTAGTGTATTGCCTTTTAAATCGAGAGTCAAGTTTTTAATAAAGTCATTTCTTTGTGAATGTGTGATTAAATACTGCAATTCATCTTCATAGGTTTCAAACTTTTGTGGTGAATGTTTAAGAACAAGACATTGGATATCTAACTGAGAAAGATGCCCTTGTCTCATTAATTCATCTGTTTTTGTAACTTTATATGAAGGGCCAAATAGACCTTCTAAGACCCACTTATGCGTCTGTGTGCCGTCTAAAGTTCCAGTGAACCCAAACCTATACTTCGCATGATGTAATTTTGTCATGATAGATATCAATGACTTACTCTTAAACAGGTGAGCTTCATCTCCTATAACTACATTGTAGTCTTCAAAGAATGATTTTTCTAATTTATATACAGACTGCCATGTGGTAATAGTTACGGGAAACTCATTGGTTTTCTCTCTCCCAGAATATATACGGTGACAATATGACTCAGAATCCCAACCATAATCCTCAAAATCTTTATACATCTGCTCTACGAGAGATGTCGTTGGAACAATTAGAAGTATTTTTTGGCCTTTATCGATGTAATATCTTACAAGAGAGTAAATCATCAAGGATTTACCTGAAGCAGTGGGTGATATCAATAGTTTTCTATTATGTTTTAGAGCATCATATACTCCCTCAATTTGGTATTTCCTTGGGGAGTGAGAGCATATGGCACTCATATAATCCTTGACACCTTCATATGATATTCCATCGTTCTCTTCGTATGGAACTCCATAGTATTCATTTTCTACAAACTTATAACTATAATCGTGTTTCTTACAAAATGCTACAATTCTATCTAACAACCCAACATAAATTCTTTTTGATCTAAGATCAAATAAATGTATTTCACCATTCCAATTACGATTCCGATATTGAGGCATAAACTTCGCACCCTCAACTTGGAATGTGAAGTGATCTCTTAACTCATACTCGATATGAGGTTCTGCATTTACCCTAAGAAATACTTCATTCGCCTTGGAAATAATAACACTGGCGGTTTTATCAATCACATAGATGCATGAATCTATATGTATTTATCAGCCCTTGTCAACCCATTCCAG